GCCTGTCTCATCGCCCACGCTCTCGCCAGCCGCAGCCCCCAGCGGTGGCGGCACCCTTGCACCTGGCGTAGCTCCGTCGCTGGGTGGTGCGTTGCGGCGATGATGTCGCTACACCCACAGAGTGCGGTCGCGCCGGGTCTGGATAAGCATTGACCCAGTTGACGCAGCGCGTAGGCTCGCGTTGTACCCGTAGGAGACGCGAATGTACGGCGATGCAACCAAGGTCAAGGCTGCCTGCGGTGCTGCCCATGGCAGCCGCTCGCTAACGGAGCCGACCAGGACGGTCGAAGTGTTCATGGCCGGCGACATCGGCCACGCCAAGCAAGTAATCCGGCGTTTCTGCCGTGACGTTCCCTGCTGCGTAACCGTCACGCCGACGACATTTATCTATCGGGGCGGCGAGGAGACGGGGTTCGTTGTGGGCTTTCGCAACTACCCGCGATTCCCATCCGACTCCTGCACGCTGCGGGCGACGGCCGCAGACTTGGCTGAGAAGCTCCGCGACGAGCTTGGGCAAGACTCGTACATGACCGTGGACGCTGACGGCATGACGACATGGAGCACGACACGCAATGCCTGAACACCACTTCCTCAATCTCGGCGCTGGCGTCCAATCGACGGCCCTCTACCTCTTGAGCATCGACGGCGACGAGCCGGAAGTGCCGCGATTCGATGCGGCCATCTTCGCCGACACACAGGAGGAGCCGGACGAGGTCTACCGGCACCTTGAGTGGCTGGAGAAGCAGGGCGGGCCGCCGATTGTGAGGACGACAGCGGGGCGGCTGGGCGATGCGCTGGATCAAGGATCGGACGCAAGAGGAAACAAATGCACTGACGGCAGCCATTACATTTCAATCCCAGCGTTCACCATCCATCCGCAGACAGGACAGAAGGGAATCATACAGCGGCAATGCACAGCCGACTTCAAGGTCAAGCCGATTGAGCGACTGATCCGCGAGCACTGCGGCGGGCAGTTCGGCAGGCCGCTGCCGAAGGAAGTAATCGTCCACCAGTACATGGGGCTGTCGTTTGACGAGCCGAAGCGGGTCATCCGCGTAAAAGAGCGGTTCATGGCAAAGCCGTCGAACTGGAAGGTGCATTTCCCGCTTTGGGAAATGCAGTGGGATCGCGGCGATTGCAAGTCCTACCTGCGGGAGCGGATGCCATACGAAGTGCCACGGTCGGCCTGCGTGTTCTGCCCGTTCAAGTCAGACGAGGAGTGGCGGCGTCTCAAGGCCGACGATCCCAACGGCTGGGATCGGGCCGTACACATCGACAAGGTGTGCCGCACTGGTACAGGCTTGGATGCCCACCGCTACCTGCACAAATCCTGCCAGCCGCTAGACGAGGTTGACCTGCGGCCAGCCGACGAAAAGAGCGGGCAGATGAATATGTTCAAGCACCTACGCGGGTTTCAGGACGAGTGCGAGGGCTACTGCGGGAACTGAATGACGCTACACACCGTAGGAAAAGCCGGTCGCGATTCGCGAACACCGAACACACCCCGCCGCCAGCCGACGCCGCGCCCTACGGCGTCTATGGGGCTGACGGTGGGCAGCCCCCAGGCGTAACGCGGCCCGACAACGGCGTGGCGACGATGGGACGGGGGCAGTGGCTTTGCAACGAAACCAACCGAGCTTTCGCATTTCGGGAAAATGGAAAATGACCCTCCCCGCCGAACGAACCAGTAGCGTCATCCGCACGCAGGATTTCCTGCTGCGGCTCGCATCGCCGTACAACGGCGGTCTGAAGGGCATCCCGAAGCCCGTCCGCGAGGAGGCTAGGCGGCTGCTGCGGCACTATCCCCACTGGTTCGACCTCGGCCGTGCCGATGCGTTCGACACCGAGGCCGCCAGCCGGATCGCGAGCCAGGACGAGCGTTGACCCGATTGACGGCGGCGGTAGGCTGCGGGCATGAAGGCTCTGCTACGGTTCGACCTGAGCGACCCCGACGACGCCCGCGAGCATCGCTACGCCCTGGCGGGCCGGGATGCCTTGATCGCCCTGGATGTGATCGACAACCGCTGCCGGTCGCTCCTGAAGCACGGCGAGCCGTCGCCTGAGACGGAGCGGGCCTTGGAGGAGATTCGCAGCCTGATCCCGCACGAGCTTGTGGAGTTGCTGGTATGAATTCCCGCTCGGGACAGTCCGATTGCAAAACACGCGATTTGGGCGATGACGTTCCCGCTCGGGACAACACGCTCACCGACGCGGAGCGCGAGGCGGTGGCGTTCATGCTCCGACACGCGGCGGTCGCCGCAGACGGTTGGGCGTTCGCTGACTCCGCCGACTACCGCATGCACCACGACGCCTTGTTCGGGCTGCTTGCCCGCACACAAGCTGACGAGAAGTGCCAATAGATGCGCAGTCTGGAAGAAAAACGTGGCATTAATGCTTACAGATTGACCATATGATCGGGGAGTTTCCGGCGTCGGAAACTGACTGAATCAGGGAAACGCACAACACGCCACAGAGACACGCATGAACGGCGATCCGCTGGATGAACTGGACGAGCAGGCTGCGGAGATCGCTCGCCTGCGGTCGCAGCCCTGCCCTTACGTTGTCGGCAGAACCACGCTGCACTGCTCGCTGACGCCGTTCACGCTCACCGACGCGGAGCGGGAGGCGATCCAGACTGCGATGAACGCCTACGGCGAGAATAACGACGACCGAGAGTGCGAGAGGATTGAGGCAACCCTTTGGGGATTGCTAGAGCGAACGAAGTGACCATACACGCCGCAGGTAGAGACGCAAATGACACACCGTGAACTGAAATCACTTGTCAGGCAGTTTTTGCGAGAGATTCGGCACGTTCCGTTTCGGGCCGTAGACTGCGATCAAGACGCCGTCGATGAACTTCGCAGGCGGCTTCGGAAGGCTGCTGGCCCAGCCCGCAAGCGGCGGGCGGCGGTGCGCTACTGAGCGAAAGTGCGGCTATACCCAAACGGGTATGACGCTACTGCGGCGACCTACCGCCACACGCCCCTGCAAGGGTTCCACGCCTAGCCCCTAACCTAGACGGCACAGGAGACCACGCATGGCCGACGCCACAATCAGCCGCCGTTACCGCGACTTCGACATCGTTCTGCACACGGCCACCTCCCTGGCCACCACGCTCGACGTGCGAGACGTTGCAGGTGCGATCGTGTCTTTCGGCACCATGAGCACCAACGCCAGCACACTGCAGATGTTCGTGAGCCCCACCCGTGCGGGCTCGTTCTCTCGCCTGTACAAGGCGGATGGCAGCATCGCAGCCCTCACCCTCGCCCCCTCGAGCACCGAGGCCCGCTCTTACAGCCTGCCGGATGAGGTATTCGCTGCCGAGTTCCTGAAGATCGTCGGCGTTACCACCAACAGCACCGGCACGGTTGGCGTGGTGATGTTCAAGAGCTAGGGCATGCCCCAGCGAATCCCAGCCCATAGGCCGCTGCGTCTGCGTTCGTCACGCCCCAAGCGAGACGATACCGCCAGACCTAACGCGGCAGCCCGTGGGTATTGCTCAACCGCCTGGTTCAAGATCCGCCAGGCCGTGCTGATCCGAGACGCATGGGCATGCCAGGACTGTGGGCGTGTGTGTGCAGACAAGAGGGAAGCCCACGTTGACCACATCACGCCTAAGGCACAGGGCGGCCAGGACGTGATGGAGAACCTTAGGACGCTGTGCATCAGGTGCCACGGCAGGAAGACGCGGCAGGAGCAGGCAGGGGGAGGGCGGGTCGGATCATAGGGGGCACGCGGATAATAAACCCCGGTTGTGTGCTGTGCGTACGTTTGGTTGAAATTGGAAGTTGGGTTTAGCCGTATGGGTAAGGGCCGTAAGCCAACGCCTAAGTCGATCCTTAGCATGCGCGGTTCGCGTATTCGCGGGCCGCACGCCACGGGAATCGACGCGCCGCCTGGGGTTCCGCCGGCCCCGGCTTGGCTATCGGACATTGCCCGCGCTGAGTGGGTGCGGATCGTTCCGATGCTCGAGGCGTCAAAGGTCATGAGCCCGCGCCACCAGCAGACGCTCGCTGCTTACTGCGACTCGTTCGCAGACATGGTGCAAGCCGACCAAGAGTTGAAGGCGAACGGAACGACGATCATGGACGGTAAGGGTAGGGTGAGTAATCACCCGGCGTGGAACCGGAAGCGAGACGCACGGAATCAGATGCTGAAGTTTGCGGCCGAGTTCGGCCTAACGGCATCTGCCCTGTCGAGGGTGTCAGCTGTTGACCAAGGCCCGCAAGAAGACGAACGCGACGCCAAGATGTTCGCTTGATAAAGAGGCGGCGAGCATTGCCGTCGATTTCTTTGAGCAAAACCTGACGCACGCGAAAGGCGAGCTTGGCGGCAAGGCGTTCCTGCTCGAGCCGTGGCAGAAGGAATACGTGGGCAAGCTGTTCGGCACGATGAAAAGCGACGTGCGGCAGTACCGCACAAGCCTGCTGGCCATCCCGCGAAAGAACGGCAAGAGCACGCTCTGTGCAGGCATCGCCTTGAAGCTCATGTTCGACGGCGAGCCGGGGGCCGAGATCTATTCGTGTGCCGCCGACCGCGACCAGGCCCGGCTCGTCTTTGAGATGGCGAAGGTCTGCGTGGAGAACTCGCCGAAGTTGCGGAGCCGCCTGCGGGTCTTTCGTAACTCGATCGTGCGGGAGGACACGCACTCAACGTACAAGGCCCTGTCGTCGGAGGCGTTCACGAAGCACGGGCTGAACGCTCACGGGATTATTTTCGATGAGCTCCACGCCCAGCCCGACAGGGAATTATGGGATGTGATGACCACAAGTTCCGGTGCCAGAAGACAGCCGCTGTGCGTTGCATTGACCACGGCCGGCTACGACCGGAAGAGCATTTGCTGGGAGATCTGGCGATACGCCCTGGCCGTCCGCGACGGGGCGATCAAAGACCCCACCTTCCTGCCTGCGATCTACGCCGCCGATCCCGAGGACGATTGGACGAAGGAGGCGACCTGGCGGAAGGCCAATCCGAACCTCGGCGTGAGCGTGAAGCTCGATGACCTGCGGGTGCGGTGCAAGCGTGCCCAGGACATGCCGAGCGAGGAGAACACCTTCCGGCGGCTGCACCTGAACCAGTGGACCGAGCAGGATACGCGGTGGCTGCGAATGGAGCACTGGGCACAGGGTAACGAGCCTTGTCCGGTGATGCTGGATGGCCGGGAGTGTTTCGCTGGCCTCGACCTCGCCAGCACGTTCGACACGACCTGCTTCTGCCTGCTGTTCC